GTTAAATGGTCACCACAAACTATTGGTAAATTAAAAGACAACGAAGACAGTCAATCTGTTGAAGTATGTGAAGAGGTAAGAATTAACTACTTGTTAAGTGTTAAAGGATTACCACTTGATAGACCAATTATGTGTGAAGATACATGGGCAAAGAAATGTGTTGAAGCTATATATGAATATAGTGAATTTGAATTGATTTGCTTTTTGTTAGCAGCTATGTGGTGGGTAAATCCAGGAGCTGATGCCCGATGGGTATGGAATAAAAGTGCAGATAATGAGGAGTTTAAAAACTTCTTAAGTATATATGAAGACATATGTGATGACACCATAGTCAGTCCTGCAGATAGATTAACTAAGTTAAGAAAGATGCAGATAGACTGGGCATTAGGTAAAGCTAGAGAAATATACAAAATTATTCTAGCTACACGTGGTAGTTATCAAAACATTGTATCATATCAAAAGGTTCGTAAAGGTGCTAAAGTATTAGCTTCATTACGTGAAGACTTTGGTGAACAACCAAAACCTGAAGAGGTATATCAGCAGTTAAAAGAACGTGCTGATAAAGCTAAACAACAGAAACAAAATCAGATGTCTGTTAAAGATATGAAACAACAAGCAGCTGAAGAAGGTGAACAAACCTTAGCTGAAAGCGAGCTTGAAACTAAACAGCAAATGTCTAACTTACTATCAGGTGCTGATATGAATTATAATCCTGATGTAAATAACATGACAGGTAGATGGGGTAAGATGGACATCTATACACCTGACCTAAGTGTTAACTTACAAGGTAAGATTAAAGGTGGTAGAGAATACCGACCTATGGACTATGGAGTTAATCCAAAGTACATGAACAGATGGTGTATCGATAAAAAGGTATTCAAACAAAGACAAAGAACATATGGTGGCACAATATTAATTGATGCTTCTGGTTCTATGATGTTTGATGGTGATGACATATTAGAAATAATGAAGTTATTACCAGCAGTAACTGTAGCTATGTATAACTCTAGTAACAATAGAGAAAGATGGTCACATGATACTGGTTCATTACGAATTATCGGTGCAAAAGGAAAAAGAGTTAACGGAGAATACTTACAAAAGTGGAGTGGTGGTGGCAACCTAGTTGATGGCCCTGCTTTACGATGGTTAAGTAAACAAGCACCAGCTAGAATATGGGTATCAGATATGTATGTATTTGGTGCTGATAATACTAGTGCCGCTAACTTATTAAAGGAATGCAATCAAATAATGGTAAGGTCTGGTATTACTAGACTTGCTGATATAGATGATGTGAAACGTTTCGCATTAGAGCTAAACCAGCTATAATGAAGGGCAAGGATGGCGCAATCTGGCAACAGATGCCTGGTCCTCCTTTCCCAGGTGAAGCGTCATCCTTTCTCTTAAATTCCTTTGTTTTTATTTATGTTCTGTTATACTCTATTGTATGACAGACATAGATAAACTGTTACAACAGGCTGAGTATGGTAGAAAGGGTAATGTGGTGGAAGACCGTATTACCCCTGAAGCTGAAGAGTTTTGGAATGCAGTAAAATCAAGAATAACGGTGGATAAAGTCAAGCTAAAACCGTACACATTGTGTAAAATATTAGAAGACGAATACAGTATCAAGATATCTGAAACTGCTATGCATAACTATCTAAGAAAGTTAAGCAATGGGTAACGATAAAAAAAGCGTTGAACAATTAATGGCAGAAGTTGAAAGCAGAGTAGTTCAAGACCTTAAAAAAGATAATCTTAAATTACTTAAGCAACTTGATAAAGCTAAAAACAAAAAAGCAGATATGGTTGACGCTGTATATCAAGCAGTAGATACTAATTTAAGGACATGGGATAAACCAAAAATTCCTAAGCCAACACTATCAACTAAAAAAGCAGGCGAAGAAGTTGCTATCGCTGTGCTATCAGACATTCAATTAGCTAAGATTACACCTGAATATAATTCAGAAATAGCTGAATTAAGAGTAATTGAATACGCTAAAAAGATAGTTGAATTAGCAAATCTACAACGTGCAACACACCCAGTAAACAAATGTGCTGTGTTTGCAGTAGGAGATATCATAGAAGGTGAGCTTATTTTTCCAGGCCAATCACATCTTATTGACAGTTCGTTATACAAACAAGTGACAGTAGATGGGCCAAGAATAATGACAAAGTTCTTTGACATATTACTTGCAAACTTTAAAGAAGTAGATGTTCATTGGGTAATTGGTAATCATGGACACCTTGGTGGAAGGTCAAGGAAAGATTATCATCCTGATAGTAATGCTGACAGAATGTTAGGCAAGATTATGGAAATGGTATATAGAGACGAAAAGAGAATTAAATGGACTATACCTGATAGTGAAGGCGATAACCATTGGTTCGACATTGCAGACTTAGGAGAAAACTGTAAGTTTCTATTATGGCATGGAGATAATGTCAGAGGATTTAATGGATTTCCCTGGTATGGCTTTGGTAAGAAACTCCAAGGTTGGAAAACATTAGCAGCTAACGGTATGATGGACCATTTTGATATGGCTATAGCAGGCCATTTTCATACACCTACAACTATGTACCTTAACGGTATTAGGTTATGGGTTAATGGCAGTACTGAAAGCTACAATACATATGCATTAGAACAGTTAGCTAGCATGGGTAGGCCATGTCAATGGTTACTATTTTGTAAGCCAGGTACTGGCGTGACAGCAGAGTATCTAGTAAACTTAGATAATGTATAGAACAATTGGATAGGATATGTCTAATAACAATGTCAATTCCAAAGTTAGAAAAGTTGCGATTGAATACGCAGGAATGGGTAGTCAACCTTACTTCATCATAGAAGAAGATGGCGAAGTTAAGTTTATACCTATTGAACGTGGTGTCACTCAACTTGAAATACTAACTAAGGAATAAACACGGGCCCTTTTTATCCCACGGGTTATACGGGCCCTTAATATGAATATGAAGAGGAGAAGAGAATGGTAAATAATACCGATAAATTACTGTCCCCATTTCCAGCAGATTTAGTGCGTAAAGCACCTGCAGGTAAGTTCGGGGACTATGTACCACATGCGCATTACGTAGAAAGATTACGTGATAGTGGTGTCACATACTCATGGGAATGTGAACCAGTATATGGTATGTACAAAGGAGAGAAAAGAATAGTTGGAGCCAAAGGGACTATAACCATAGAAGGCATGGGCAGTTACGTGGGCTTTGGGGATGTTGATACATTTAAACTAGGCAATGATAAGTTTAATGATGGTTCCAATTTAAAAGATGCAGAGAGTGATGCATTTAAACGTGCATGTATGAGGTTTGGCCTTGGCGTAGAGCTATGGTCAGGTAGCACACAATCTGAAGAAGAAGCTACTGCTAATACTGATATTGAACTAGCAGATAGAGTAGAAGTTACTAAAATAGATATGCGTAAGAAAGAACATAAACCTACTAAAGAAGATGAACAGCGTATGAATGACATAATGGATGACATATTAAATGCTGATGGTGGCGATGAAGACAAAGCACCTTTCTAATGGGACAGGATATTAATTTCATAGCGCAAACAGTAGCTACTATGACTGAACATATTAAAGATGCTGATATACGTAGAAACGTTATAGGTAAAGCAAATGATTATGCAAAACTTAAGAAGTTTCCTATGGATAAAACAGCTTGGACAGATGACCAACTTAATAAATACTTCAGTATGTTAGAAAAATTATCTGGGACATTGGAGGCGAAGTTACCAAACGACTTCGACCAAATGTCCTTAGATGAGAAAGTAAAGACACTTGAAGATGCTGATGTTGTTACTGTATCAGACATGTCTAATGTGGTGGAGAAAGTAGTAGATAAATTGGAAGAGAAAAAGAAATACCGTGACGATTTAAAATGTCCATATTGTGGACAAATGGTATATGACAATAGAAATAACAAGAGGTCAGAAAAAAGCCCTGACTTCGTATGTTCAACTAATGACCCAGCTATATGCGGTGGACACACTGGCAAATGGAGGAAGTCATGGTGGATGGACAACTCAGACCTACCCGAAGAGTGGGGCCTGAGCAATGAACTATAGGAGGAACATGATTGTAAAATCATTTAGAGGTAAAAAGATACCTCGAACAGTAAAGAATAAGGAACAATTAATCGAATATGTATTAATACAAGAACGATTTAAAGAACCTATAAGTAATAGCGAATTTGTATTTGACTTAAGATGCACTAGATTTGGTGGAACTTTACATAACCTAAGAGATAAAGGGTTTGATATTGTTACTTTACCTACCAAAACTAAAGGACATTTTATGTACTACTTAATAAGCATGCCTGGTGATACAATAAAGCATGCTAGACGTAGTTCTAGATTACATAAGAAACGCACTACTGCCTAGTTATGGTTGGAATATTACTCACTTGTGCATTATCCTTGCCTGTGAGCCTGGACAGCATAAGTGAGTATTTCCAATGTCGTAATGACCAACATATGATTGAGTATGTATCAGAGTGGACACCACTCATTGCTAAATACTTTGACAATATTGATGACCAAATAAAAGCACATAAGATTATATATTGTGAGAGCAAAGGAGACCCTGTGGCTGTAGGCCTCAATCGGGATGGAAGTTATGACGTTGGATTATGGCAGTTTAATGACAATACATGGGCTTGGTTAAGTCCTAAATTAAAAATAACATCTGATAGAACTAACCCTGAAGTATCAACTGCAGTAGCTAGTTGGTTGATAAAGAATGACGGTTGGTTTCATTGGAATAGTAGTAAACATTGTTGGGAGAATAATGAAAAAAGAAAGACCTAATATATTCGAAAGTCCAATGCAGTTAAGAAACTGGGCTGTAAAACTAATAGACCAATTAGGTAGTCCTTTAACAAAGACTGCACCTAATACAAGAGAAGTAGATAAGTTACTAGCACAATTCGTAGGAGATTACAATTATCAATACGAATTACAAGAAATTAAGGAGGAAGAGTAACATGACTATGAGTATAATTAATACTAAGTTTGCACCAAAAAATTTAGATTTGGAAGATAACAAACTACTTACTATGGCTAAAGAAAAAGACAAAGCCAAACGTAGGAAGATTAATGAAGCTAAGTTTAGAGATAGCTTTGGTGGCAAAAGATTTCTAGGTTTGACACCAGCTGGCAAGAAAGTAATGGCTAGCTATACAATAAGACAAGACGGAACACTTGACATAAAGTTTACGCACAAACTATCAGTCTTATTACAACCAGGTGCGCAGCTTGCAGGTAAAAGATACAGCTTTCCTAACCATGCAACAATACACTTGACAGATAAAGAATTAGTACGTAAGACTAAGGTTAAGTCTGGTGAAGTAACAAAACAAACATTGCATTATCTACAAAGATTGCAATTGTTAAATGAAATGGAGTATATGAATTCATATTATAAAGGTAAAGTGACATCATTTTTCTTTAGTATGGTAGCACAAGCTATATACACTGGAGGAGAAAACAATGATGTGACATATAGACATATACAAAAAGGTTGGAAGTTTCCTGAACATAATCCATACTTTGTTCCTGAACAAGCCTTTAGTTATCCAGATGAACTATAGACCATTACCTAAATCATTAACTATAAAGAGGTCTAAGGTTGAAGGCCTTGGCCTCTTTAGTACACGTCCTATACCAAAGCATGAAGTCTTAGGCGTAAGTCATGTTAAAAATGAAGCATTCGAAGACGGCCTTATTAGAACACCTTTAGGTGGATTTATCAATCATAGTGAATGGCCTAATTGTGAACTTAAAAAATTTCCTAACGGCTATGTATTAAAAACTAAATACGAAATAATTACAGGCGAAGAATTAACACTTAAGTATGAGTTATATTACCCTACTTAGAGAATTGTCCCATTCCTCCACCACCTTGTTTAATTACACCTAATCCAACAGCACCACGTGTAGCTAATGTTGTAGCAGTAGAACGATTAATAACCCTGCCTTGTTTATATAAAGGAGTAGTGTTTGAAACCTTTGGTGAACCAGGAGGAACTCTTCTAAACCAATTAGTACCAGTATGAGTAGCATCAGATAGTCCTTGTTTATATCTCATAGCAGCAGAAGTAGTAGATTGTGACATTCTTGAAGTAGTAAATCCTTTTTTATAATATAAATTACTTGGTTTAGCTGGTGCTTGATTAGCACGTGCAGTAGGTAATTTAAAAGATTTAGTAGCTCTTGCTCTACTTGGAGGTGTCTCCCAAGGAAATTGAACTGGTGGCCAAGACATTAGTACTTCTTTTTCTTACCAGGTTTATAAGCTTTCTTTTTACCTTTTTTATTAATAGGCATTATTTACTCCCATATAATAATTTGTTTAAATCTTTTTTAAGTTTGTTAGCATTCATAATATTTAATTTATCTGTCATTCCTAAAGCAGTATTCATTCTTTTAACATATGTATTATGATTTGCTTTAGCAGCATTATAAGCATCTACTTGATTTTTATACCCACCTACTGTACTAAACCAATTAGTTAACCAAGGGCTTCTATCTGGATTAGCATCCATCCATGTTTTAATTTCAGGAGATACTTCTTTGTTATATTCTAAAGCACGTTGAGACGCAGCACTAGCCATAGCTCTATTCTGTTTAATACGCTTAATCATTTCAGATTTAGGCATACCATTAGTTGACCAGTCTAGTTCGTTATTACTGCTTTGTGCTGACATTATTATTACTTACTAATTTGTTTCTTGGCGTATGTTTTAACTACTGCTAATGCAGCTCCACCACCAGCTAATGCTGCTAGTTGTAGTGTTTCTGCTTCTACACCAACTAAAGGTGCAACTGTTAACGCACCTATAAAAGCTTCAATAAAAGTCCATACGGCTCTCTCTACCATATCTTTTAATTCTTCACTCATTTTATAACTCCATGCTTCATTCCAAGGGGTCCACGCTACATCCTTTTTGAATGTCCCATCAGAGTTTCTTCCTCTTATCTTATCAAACATATTTCCTCCAGTCCATTTATTATATTATTATTTACTGAAATTTTTACCACCACCACGACCAGTACCCAATTTAAGAATACCTGATACGCCTCTAAGTCCAGCTACTCCACCAGCAGCTTTCATTTTAATTTGTAAAGCTTTTTCTTCAGGTGTTAAAGCTATACCAGGTAGATTTGCAGCTCTCCACTCTGCTGACCTAGACTTAGCTATATCTCTTTTCTTGTACTCTACTTCACGTCTAGACGATGGTTCATTAATACCATAGTTACGTGCATCTGGATTAGGTATTTTTTCTTGTTCTCCAGTTAAAGGTGGTAATTTTTGTTGCTGCAATGCATAAGAAACACCACCACCGTAAGTACTATCTACTTTACTAGGGTCAACAGTACCTGTAATATCTATTACATTTGGTCTTCTTGTTTGTTGTTTATTTATATCAGATAAAGTTTTATTACTTACTTCAGGTAAATTTAAAGTCTTAATAGTTTCTGCATCAAGGCCTGCTATTGTAGCAGAACGTACATCTCTAAATAATCCACCAGTATCTGACATAAAATATGCTTTAACATTTTTAGGTTTAGTAGGGTCACCTACAACTTCTGATATATCTTTACGTATAGTGCTCCAGGCTTCCGCTGC